CAGCTACCGGAGGTACTAAAAGAGCTCTTCCGAGCCCACTTTGGTATCTCCCTGCGGCAGGTGAGAAACCCGCCTCCTCCTGGTCTCGCAACCAGGCCCTAAGATTACTCCTAGGGACTCCCTAAAAGGGTGAGGACCACCTCAGTTTTGTGAAGACAGACTGAGGACGTCCGGAACGCTGAAGGTGATCTCCGTTACCAGATGTAGCACACAAGTGCGACATATGGTAATTCTTCTCGCCATTCGCACGGCGATGGAATTGGAGCATCACTTTCAGAAGGGCATCGGAACCATCTATTGCATTCGATGGGATCCGACTAGACACTACATACCCCTTGACTAAAGGAGCATGTAGCGTACGGTGAATCTTTTGGGTTTCATAACCCAAAGCTGATTCACGGCCCAATACAGGAGAAGACGAGAGGACAACAGGGAAATGATAAATCATCTCCTTTATCCACTCATCCAACCATCTAACTGTTTGCCAGTGACCAGCCCAATAGAGCTGATTACGAAGCGAAACAAGCGAGATGATTGCCTGTCCGTTCCGTCGTGATGTTGGGAACATTCTTCGGACGCGGACTATTGAAACGTCCTCGCCGTTGTAATATTCCTTTCCGCAAGACTCTCTGAACCTACCGGTCCAGAATGACTTGCCCGAGTTAACTAGAAACCCAAAGGCTTCTAGCTGCTCGATCACGATATGCACATATTCTACAGGAATGATAATATCATCCCCGTAGACACGCACCCGACCGAGAAACGATTTAATCGTTTTTCGATCAAGTGACGTCCTGAGTTCTCTTTCAATCCCAAGAAAGATGATGGTAAGGAATACCATCGCCTCAATTGGGAAACAGAGAGCTGAACCCATAGACGCGTACTTAGATAAGGATATTACTCCGTATCCAGGTACATCGGCCTTCTGAGAGCGAGTGGCATCGAGGCCCTCACGCAAATGAGGAAATCGATGCGTCATCTCTCTTACGAGCCGATAGGAAACGCGATCGGATGCTTCACTCAGGTCGAGTGTAGCAAGTTCCCCGCTAAGGGAACCTTCTTTGGCCATGAGCTGGTTAGGCTCCTGGTCATCGAAGCCGAGAAAGGTCCGCAAGAAGTCAACCTTGCGGATACCTTCGAGAATAACCTCAAGGAGTCCTTGCTGTACATATTGTACAGCAGTCGGCTCCATGGCGATTATTCTCGGCGTTTTCTGTGTTTTAGGCACAGAGATAACCTTAACGGGTATCTCTGCGTCGGGTTCGAGGAAATGAACGTCGTCCTCATCGAAGCTATAATGCTTCCATGATGGAAACAAGTACTCCCCTGCTGGGAAGTACTTTTCCAGACGACTGGTCCAAACGCGCTGAGTGAACTTGTTGTTACCAACAAGTCCATCTGCAGTTGCGCCTGGGCCATGTTTCGGAACAATTTCTCCTTCGTAGATCTTACGATCTACGTGAGAGAACGTTTCCCGAAACAACAGCATCGCAACGCGCCTGAAGTCCTCAATTTGATGAGGCTTCCAGCTGTTTTGAATGGTGGCCATTTCCTTCTCACATTGGACATAACCTAGCATCGCATCGGCCTTCCTTGCATCGCTGCAAGGAAGGTCAATCTTTGCGAACATCAACGTAAGTTGACGAATGCATTGAATTGCGTACGTGCTAGGAGTGTCCAACAGGACACCACTAGACAGATCAAACACACGACCCAGGAAACCCCGGAACAGTTCCGGGCTACCGTTC